TCTTTACACTAATTAGGGCAGTGGAACGCGCCCACGGAATAGGAGAATAGGCTATGACACACAATGAAGCAATGGAAAGAATTACTAAATTAGCACAAGAATCTATTGATGAACTTATGGCAATGAACACCGCATCAACAACTGCTGAAGCTATTGCTATAGCAATTGGCCAACTTAAAAACAAAGAGGGTAAATTGTTAAGAGTACAGCTATCTGATTCACCAACAGAGCACATTGAATTTTGTTTTCAAATTGCCAAGATGTTGAGAAACGAATGAGCTTCACCATCTACCAAGCAGACGAGCTTATTGCCAGCATGCTGGCCAACCCTAACGACGCATATTGGAGGAATGAATGAAATCACAACCAAAACCCGAAGGACAGCCAGTGGTGTTTGATATTGCTGACCTAAACCTTGATAACTATCCAATTATGAAAGCTATTTCTAAAAGCATTGAGTACACCTATGTAGAACGTCGTGTGCCCGAAGAGTTAGAAGACGAGGCGCATGAACTGATTGACAACTGGCTAAAATCAAAAGGCTATGATCCGGAGGAGATATGACTGAGATAGGACTGGCGTTTATAATAGGCTTTATGATTGGGCTTGTCATGCGCCCGAAGGATAAGGACTTAGAGGAGCAAAAGGCGATCTACGACAAGAAGGTAGCGCAGTACGAGATTGATCTGCAGTACTACAAACAACTGTGCCACTGGCATGTGGAGCAAAAGAATGGCAAAGCATCAGAATAAAAAAGAACAAAAAGAGATGGACAGGTACCTCAAAGAGAAATTTGAAGAAATTTCAAGGGGTCAGGAGTTAATCCCCGTCGTGTTAGACCGAGCGGCGTGGGAGGAAATACAATATTCTATAACACAGGCATTAAAAATAAAGGAAAAGAAATGAGCAAACTAAAAGTATTAGAACCAGCAATTAAAGAAAAGTCAGGCAAGGTAGTCAAGGGCAAACCATCTGATAGCCACGATGACATCATCAAGCGTGAAGGCAAGAAGGCCAAGGGCGCCAAGCATGAGTTTGTGCTATCTGATAAAGAGATTGCCGACCGAGCCAAAGCAGCCAAGGTGGCAAAGGCAGCCGGTGAGGTAAAGCACCCAGGTAAAAAGCTGCACAGCCACGAGCTACGTAAAGGACTCGGACTAAAAAAATGAAAAAGCACCCACCATTTAAGGTAACGTTTGAAGAGGGCTGCTTTGACGAGCTCGAGGATGATTTGACAGAAGAAGAGATGGAAAAACTAGTCCGTGGAATTTTTGAACTGGCAGAAACCGGGGAAATTTTTGAACACGCCACACCGGTAAGCGAACTACCGGAGGACGAGCAGGCACAGATTATTGACATGCTATCACGTAAAAAACATACGAGGCACTAATGAAAAATTTTAAAAAAGTAGGTGAGTTTGATACAAAGGACATTGCAAAAGAGCTAGAGGTCACCAACTTTTGGAACTGGCTTAACATGCGTAAGGCACCGGGTTTAAACCATAACGTCGTGGATGACATTGTGCTACGCTTTCAAAGAGTAGAGGGGCACTACACACTAATCAACTACTTTGACGGCATGGAGTGTGTAGACTACTTTCCACAGGGCTATCTTCGCAACACCATGAAGGCAGTCAACAATCAGTTTGGTTTGTCTAAGATTGGGCGCGTCGTTGTCGCCAAGCTAAGGCCGTTCTCCACCATCGCCCCGCACATTGACGAGGGTGAGTATACCAAGAACCATGATCGTTTTCATTTTGTGGTCACCACAAACCCCAACGTACGATTTGGTTGCGGTGACGAAGAGGCACACATGGCGGCCGGTGACATCTGGTGGTTTGATAACAAGACACAGCACTACGTTACCAACGCAGGAAACACAGACAGGATCCACATCGTTGTGGACATCAGAAAATGAAAAAGAAAAAGTATAACTACTACAAGCTAAACGTCGGATTCTTTCCGGACATTGTTAAGTTATGTTTTGACGACAAGGTATTTCAACAAATCTTAAAGGATCACGATGTTACTCTCAAGGCTAGTGCGCTGGATTGCGGGATTGCGGAGACCCACCTCATCGGAGATGGAAAGGATGCTATCATTATTTTGGTTTTTGATATGTCTCTGGTTAACGATAACCTTTCTGAGCTGGTTGATACAATTACTCACGAAGTTAGTCATGCTGTGGATCATCTGGCCGAGCATATAGGTGAGAGTGATAACTTTGTAAACGAAACCCGCGCCTACCTATCAGGCCACTTAGCCGGACAGATCTTTAAGATCTGCATGCATGAGAAAGAAAAGTATGCTAGAAAAGCAAATAGAAAAATACTTGGTAAGGCGAGTAAAAGAAAACCAGGGCCTGACGTACAAGTGGATCAGCACAGTCTCGGGGGTGCCGGATCGGATAGTATTCCTAAACAACCAAGTACACCTAGTGGAACTGAAAACGGAAACTGGATCCCTGAGCCCAAGACAGATCCTAGTGTTTGATCAAATAGGTGAAGCCGGCTTTCCTGTGCACGTCTTGCGTAACTACGATGACATAGAGGGGTTTTTGAAGGGCGCTTTAGGGGAATAGTTTGCATTATTATATACAGAGAAGGCGAAAAGGTTTGCAAGCCCTGTCTGTGCCGATACACAGTCTAGCCCCTCTAACATCCCCTACTTATCGGAGTATCAAATGAAACGACTCAACCCCGCCACAGGTTTGCCTTTTAAATTTAAAGCTATCAGAAAAGATGGCTATATATTTAGGCAATACGACAAAACAAGAAAAAATAAAGACGGAACATTTGTTGAAATCTGGGCACATCCCGAATATTTTAAAGAATTTCAAAAATCAATAAAACGCGCCGGAAAAAACTGGTATAAAGAAAACAAAACACATAGAAATAATTTGTCAAACAAACACTATGCTGAGAACAAATCTATGTATATAGCAAAATCCGCAAAAAGACGGGCGTCTAAATTGCAAAGAACACCTCGGTGGATAAAAGATGTTTTTATAAAAGAAATAAATATTATATATAAACGCGCAAAACTTATAAAACTTTTTACAGGCGAAGAATGGCACGTAGATCATATAGTTCCACTTCAAGGAAAAAAAGTTAGTGGTTTGCATGTACCTTGGAATTTACAGCTACTCCCAGCATCCGAAAATTTATCAAAAGGAAATGAGTATGCTTAGCAGAGATCAGCTTCATCCGTATCAACTGGCTGTAATAGAAAAGGCCAAGGCAACACCAAACCTTGGTTTATTTATGGAGCCGGGTTTGGGTAAATCAGTTACAGCGTTAACCATTGCGGCTGAACAATTTAAAGGCGCAACATTAGTAGTTGCCCCCAAGCGAGTAGCAGAAACTGTGTGGGATACTGAATGCGCAAAATGGGAGCACCTTTGCCATTTAAAGGTAGTAAAGATAATGGGCTCTGAAAAGCAACGGCTTGCTGCGTTAAAAGAAAAAGCTGATATTTATATCATTAACCTAGAAAATATTGTGTGGTTGACCAACGTTACAGATATGTTAGTGTTTACTAACTTTATTGCCGACGAAAGTTCTCGTTGGAAGTCACCACAAACCAAACGTTTTAAGGCACTTAAGAAGCATTTAAAGGGCTTCTCACGGCGTTTAATCCTCACGGGTACACCTACCCCTCAGGGCATGCAAGATATGTGGTCTCAGACAGGTATATTGGACCTAGGACAGCGTCTAGAGACCAGCCTTACCAAGTTTAGGGACAAATACATGACGCCCGATCAAATGAACAGGCACACCAGGGTGGTGTATAATTGGAAATTAAAGCCGGGGTGTGACCAAGTAATTCAGGACAAAATCAGTGACATCTGTTTTAGCCTGAAAGCCGAGGACTACTTAAATCTACCGGAATGTACCAGTATATACCATGGTATATCTTTTGACCCACAGGTAAGGAAAAAATACGATGAACTTAGAAAAGACATGGTCGTTGACATCAAGAAAGAAAAAATCACAGCTCCGACAGCAGCGGCACTGGCGAACAAACTGCTCCAGTTCACATCAGGAGCGGTCTATAACGAAGAGGGAGAGGCTCAAGAAGTACACCGTTCTAAGGTGGAATACCTTGAGTCGATCATGGAAGAATCTTCAAGCCCCACACTTGTCTTCTACCATTTCAAGCACAGTCTACAGAGGCTTCGGCTCGCTTTCCCGCAGGCCGTGGTGCTGGACGATGACAACATTGAAGCGTGGCGTCGTGGCGAGATTCGTATGCTACTCGCACACCCACAATCAGGGGGCATCGGGCTTAATCTCCAGTGCAACGTTGGAGACACAGCACAGACGGTCTGGTTCGACTTACCATGGAGCTCAGAGAACTACATCCAAGCGAATGCTAGGATCTACCGCCAAGGGCAAGAAAAGCCGGTTATTATACATCACCTAACTTTGTCTAATAGTATTGACGAGCAGGTGGTCAAAGTCTTGGACGGAAAAATAAATATTCAATCTGCCCTGCTAGATGCCCTAAATTTTGCATTAATATAACCATGAGAACAAAAACCAAATACAAGATCAACGCAACCGCACCTAGACTATCAGATGAGGACATTGATCCGATTGAAAAGGATGACCCCCCGTCAGAAGTTAATTCATGGATGACAGAGGGCTGGATGCCCTGGGAGCCAGAAGATCTCGCAGACATCCGGCGGTTGGTTGATGAGTTCTTACCGGCCAAGCAACGATTTATTATAGAGGCATTTTTAGATGGTCTAAACTACAAAGATGTTGGTGTAACAGAAAAATATTGGCGCTACCACTTTGCCGGCGCCATTCAATTTATAAAAGGACAGCTGGGCGTATGAGTCACTTCATTGTAGAGCATAATTATAAGGGTAAGTATGTTATGGAAACGATTTGCGGTGTGGAAGATATTGATGTCAGCCGCTTTGAAGATTTATTGGGAGTCTGGGTGTGCGACAGCATGGAGGAGCTACAGACTATGGAAAATCAAATTAAGGAGCTAAGAGATGCACGATCCAGTAAATCATCCTAAGCACTATACAGAGCACCCAAGCGGCGTCGAGTGCATTCAGATTACCGAGCACATGGACTTTAACCTTGGAAACGCGCTTAAGTATATCTGGCGATGTGATTTAAAGAAGGACGCAGTAGAAGACTTACGAAAGGCGCAGTGGTATATCGGCAGGGAGATAGCCAAGCGCATTAAGATTAACAACGCAGTAGATCCGGAGTGTGGAAAA